TGTAAATAAAGTGGGCGGGTTGAGTAAGAAACCCCCGCCCGGGTTCCATTTAAGATAAGTTAACCTTATGCTCCAGGGCTTCCAAACACTGTTCGTGGGTCGGACCAACCGAACGAGTATCTTTCTCTAGCCTTATAGCGCACATTACCAGTATCAAAATCAGCTTCCATTGAAGTTCTGATTGGCGAACGATTAAACATTTTAAATCCGTTCGGACAATCAGTCTTAATGAACCATGCGTCAGTGTCGGTCAGATAATGATTAACAGTGTAGCCTTCTGGGACCATGCCCATGTTGCGTACAGCGTTAATATCATTGTCTGCGGTTCCGACTCTGCCTGGTGTTTCCAACAATCTGTCAGCAGTGAACTGTAGCTCTTTAGGAATGATTAATTTCGTTCCTTGTAGTGCTACTTTTAAACCACGCTCGTCAGTAAAAGCTGCAATATCAATTAGTGCTTGTTCCATCGAAGTTTCACTTAAATCGGCTGCGGTCGAAAGCTCATTACGCAGATTAGGTCCACCCACAGTTGGGTGATCCGTTGCGCAAAGTTCTTTCGTGTCACCGCCGGGGTAACTTGATGAGAAAGCATTATTTAATACTGAAGCTGCTTTGACTTGCTTGGTGTTCGACATGCTTCGAGCAAGCGCACGAGTGTACCTAGCTGACAATCTGTCATATAGGTTATCCTCGACCGCTTCCTCAGTGATGCTGAAGGCCAGTGCAATAGTTTCGTGAGAGTAGCGTGATGTGAAAGCCTCTTGAGCTTGATCAAATGCCACGCCTGCCCCTTCTGATTTAACGGGTGCAGTGTCAAAACCTGTCAGCATTACTTCTTCTTCAAAAGCACGATCACTTGACTCAGTTTCATAAATTTCTTCATGTTCTTTGTCATAACGATCGTATTCGAGTCCGAATAACGCATTAAGGCCTGGAAGCAATTCTTTAACTAATTGTGCTCTACTAATAGCCATTTATTACTCCTTATGTTCCTGCAACAGGACCTCTGTAAGCGTGTTCGTTAATTTGTACTACCAAATTAGCATTATCACTTGTGAGATCTCCGTTTGAACCATCTTGGACAACTCCTACTATTTTAAGCTGAAGTGCTTGAGTAGTTGCTATGGTGCTAGAGTCTAGTTCGCGAGTGGAGACGCCAGTTGTTGAACTTCCACCTATGCCGTCTGTGTCAGCATTTCTGCCAATACATGTTACAGCCGAAGCACCATCCGCTTGAACAACAAACAATTGATTAGGGTCGTCATAGACATATACGTCTATTGCTCCGCTACCAAGTGCCGTTGTAGATGCTGGATAGTAATTCTTATAGGTAGGAGTACCGTCAGTAGCAACATAATACACATGTGAAAACACACCAACATTGTTAGCAGAACCAACTGCTGACCTGTTAATATATCCACCTGCGAATATAACTAAATCCCCTTGGTATATGGCTGTGCCATATCCCGAAGGATTAATACTATATTTATTTGCTTGCTGAACGGCTGAACCGACATTTAGACCTTTATAAGGTCTTAGGCCAAAGGCCTTGTCTACATTTGCCATTTTATTCCTCTATTTCCAAGAATTATTATAAAGGACTTTTAGTTCTGTGAAGAACCTTGAGTCCCACCAATTGTTACGCGAGATTGTCTATCGGGTCTATTGATAGACATACTAGGGTGATTTCCTTCTTTCATCATGTCGTTATCTACGGCATCCATTTGATATTTTGTCTTATCGGCAAAATACGCCTGTCTTTCCCGTACAGTCTCAACTGGGATTCTACAAAGAATTAACCCTCCAACTCCTATCACTCCTGAGAACTTACCTTCATCAACGGTAGGAGAATCAAAGTCTGGGTATTCGTCTGCTTTCACAGGGACCCATCCTTCACGAAGTCTAGCCATAACGTTCTTACGATCGTCTTGACCTCTAACTTCCATTCTCACCCATCTATGAACGTGTCCATCGGGGGGTTTAGGTGCGTCCAAAGCGGACGGGGGAGCCCAAGGTTTGCGTGAGGATTTCTTCTCACGAGTCTGGGCTTCGCGTGGTTCTCGACTTTCGTCTTTATTATCTTTATCTGTCATGTTAACTCCACGTTATTCAACATATTTCGCGTACTCTTCTAAAGGCACACCCAATTTATTTGCTATTGCAACCTGTGAAGGTGTGAGTCTCACAGTTTTGCGCCCAGCTTTAGCACTACGTTTAGCAGGTGCTACCGCCTGAGCGG